GTATAACAAAAACTTTTTCAAAATCGACATTTTGTTAGATTTTGTTATGGTTTTTGTTATGGCTCAAAGCCTTGATTTTACTAGGTTTCTATACTATATATAACATAATTATTATTTTTTTTATTAATTAATAAAATATTATAATATATATAATATAAAAGAATATAAAATAAATATATATAAGAGTTGTAAATTTTTTTGTTATTTTGTTATACCTCTCAAAAAATCGGAGGTGTAATATGATAGAGTTAGAGATCCAGGATCAAGAACGGAAAAAGAAGTATTTAAAACGTTATCGTAAAAATCGTATGCTCGTAGATCGATTAAAAGAGAAACGCGATAGCCTGGACGGGCGTATAGTCGGGTTAAGATCTCCGGGATTGTCCGATATGCCTCGAGGCGGTACTCCGGTTAGTAAGGAGGATCTTATCGCTGAGAAATTAGAGGTCGAGGCTAGGATCTTACGATTAGAGGATAAAGGTAGACAGTATAAGGACGAAATACTCGAAAAGATCGACGAGTTAGACGATCCTCGTTACGCGGAAGTACTAGAGAGCTTTTTCGTTAGGTGTAAAGAGTTTGGAGAGATAGCAGAGGATAATAACTATACGGTACGTCATGTAATAAGACTGTATTCAGAGGCAATAAAAACAATGTCCGTTGACGGTCTGTAAAGTGACATAATTGTGACATTACGTTAACCGGGTAAAAGGTGTAATATGATATTGTACCAAAGTAACGAACGGCGGTACTCATGTGAATAGCCTCCCGAATATAGCGGATAAAGAGAGACCTTAATCGGTCTCTTTTTATTTGCTTAGGCTAATTGTGTAAGAGGTGGGGTTATGCTACTTAAATCGTGTAATAGATGTGGGGTGCTTATCCAATACGGGGGGACATACTGTACAGTATGTAAGCCTATCGTAGAGGAGGAGAGGGAGGCTAGGCGTCAAGCCTATAGTAAAGAGAGTAATCGTAGGTACAATAAGAAAAGAGATCCTAAGTATGTACGATTCTATAACTCGGCTGAGTGGAGGGTACTATCTCGTAAGAGGCTCCAGGACGACGGGTACAAGTGTGTTAAGTGTGGCAAGATAGCGAGCGAGGTAGATCATATAAAAGCTATACAGACTCCCGAGGGGTGGGAGCTGAGACTAGACTACAGTAATCTACAGTCTCTATGTTTGGATTGTCATAACCTTAAGCATGATAGATTTAAAAAGAAAAGATATGTACCTAAAGGTATATAGTGATATAACGCATTGTGAGCCTCGTAGAGAGGTTTTTTTATTTACGATGAATTAGTTATCAATTAACGAATTTTCGTAAACGAGAGATAGCTTTAAACGTTCAGAGGGTAGGGGTGGGTTAAAAAGTTTCTACCTTTTGGGGGATAACGATACGGGGGGAGTATTTTGTAGCAAAAACTCCCCAATGAAATACAAAGGAGGAAATTATATGTTACAAGTCTGTTTTAATTGCTACGACAATTACGTTACAGACCGTTTATATCAGTGGGATTTAAACCGGATCCTCACGATTAAAGGTCTTAGAGTGTCATTAGCTCCGGAGATCCATTTCACTAATAAAATAATGGGAAAAGCGATCGTAAGACAGTCGGTTTTAAATGAGGACGGTACTATTACTGTAGAAATTCCTAACTCAATGCTCCAATATTTTCACGATATGATCGTATACATCGGAGTATATGAGGGCGATCTATTTAAGACGATCGAAAAGGTTTACGTCCCGATTATCGCTCGTAATCGTCCGGAAGATTATCAGCTCGTAGAGAATGACGACGAGATTTACTCTTTTAGAGTATTGGAGGGTATGATCGCTCAGATCGTAGCTAATGGTACCTCGACTAAGGGTAACTCCGAGTTAATCGATATCCGTTGTGGATACGACGGAACATTTTACACCTCAGCCGGAGAGGCGGTACGTTTACAGTTTAGAGATTTAGCCGAGGCGATCGACGTACTTAACCAGGGAGGATTAAATCTTAAAGAGGACGTAATCCAGGAGTTTTTAAATAATTGGTTAGACGAACACCCGGAGGCTACTACTACAGTAACGGACGGATCTATCGTAGACGCTAAATTAAATTCGGATCTGAGAAAACGTAAAGCGAGTTATTACAAAACTGTTTTAGATATGGTAAATGCTGAGGATTTAATCCCAGGTATGACCGCTAGGACGTTAGGTTATTACTCAGCTAACGACGGAGGCGGATCTACTTATCTGATTAGAGAAAAGCTCGATACAGACGTAGACGACGGCGGATCCGTTTTGATCCTGGGTAGCGGTTACGTTGCGGAGCTTGTTACTAATAACAAAGAGGTTAACGTATTACAGTTTGGAGCGGTTGGAGACGGTGTAACCGATAATACAGTAGCTATTCAAAACGCTTTAAATTTCGCTAAAAATTATACGGTACGATTTCCGATAGGCGAGTTTAGTATCTCGGATACTCTTTACGTTAATAATCCGGGTTGTCGTATTGAGGGACAAGGTACGAGCTTACACGTTAATAACTATCACTCAGATAATATAATAGCTAGTATTATCAAGTTATCCAATGTCAGCGAAAAAACCGCTATGATTGTTAGCGACGGAAAAGCGTGGCGTATAGAGATTAAAAACCTTATGTTTTATAGCGACTCCGGTTATATTGAGACTACGGGTTTAGTACCGTCGGGCGGTACCGGTCAGCACTTTTTTAATTATGTTGTAAATAACGAGAATTGTAGTGGATTATATATTCCCGAGCAAATCGGAATCGCTTATTTAGAGAACGTCAGTTTTAGAGGTTTTTCCGGATATGCTTTAACTACGGGTTGTCATAACAAATTTTCTCATATATCTATTAGAGATTGTAATATCGGTTTTAATATTAACGGTCATGATAATTTATTAGAAAATTGTTATATTACCGGCGGTAATTACGGTATTAAATGGGACGCCGGTTACGGTTTAGGCGCTTGTATCTCTATCGATAATATTTGGATAGACCAAATAGCTATGTACGGAATTTACTCCGAGCATGGATTAACGGGACGTCTCTCGGGTTGGTTTGATATGTGCGATTTCGCCGGTATTTATGTGTATAAAAACGCTGATAGCGACAATAACGTATATTTGTCTCAAATGTCGATTAATGCGAGATTAAACCGTTGTGGAATGTATTATAACGGCGTAGATGTATCTACGTTAGAGTTTACTGAATTAGCGAAAGCGTCTACTATTTACGCTTATAGGATTTTAAACTCTAACATAAATATTAATATGAGCGGTTCTTGTAAAGTGAGCGACGTCGATTTTATTCAACCGGTAGTCATATCGGGAGGGATTTACGATAGTTTCATAACTATAACCGGTTTAACATCGGGGGTAACCGATTGGATAGGACTCAACAATAGTTATAATACTATTATTCAATCAGAATTAAGACGAATATCAATTTATAATAATCAGATTAAATATTTAACTCATACTCATATTAGGGATACTTGGGAGACGTGGAGTAAATTATACGGTTATCTCGGAGACCTTATTTTTGTAAAAGATACCGGTAATTTATATATCTGTACTACCGCCGGCGATCCGGACGGTTGGACTCAGATTAATAATTTAACTACCGAAACAAGTTAAAGAGAGGAGGCGATAATATGAGTAAACGGCGAGAGCCTATCGATTTGATAATCGCTAAGGGTAATAAGAATCTCACGAAAGCCGAGATCCAGGAGCGACGCGATAGCGAGGTAAAACCAATCGCCGAGAATATTATCGCTCCTAGTTATCTCACTAAAAAACAGAGAGACGAGTTTAATAGGATCGCGGATCAGCTTAAGAAACTAAAAATCATGGGAGAGACGGACGTAGACGCTCTCGCTCGATATATCGTAGCGAATGATTTTTATATTAATGCGGTTAAGCAATTGCGAAAGACCGAGGTTAAGAATGATCCGTATAAATTCGAGGCTTGGGCGAAAATCCAGGAGCGATATTTTAAACAATGTCGCTCGAGTGCTAACGACCTGGGATTATCTATCTCGAGTCGATGTAAGTTAGTCGTCCCGGCGACTAAGGAGCCTCCGAAAAAAACGAATAAGTTTTCTAAATTCGAGAAAAGACCGGCGGTAAATGGCTAACGGTTACGCTCCGATTTGGGATAGGGTTACCGAGTACGCGAGCCGAGTCGTATCCGGGGAGGTCATAGCCGGCGAGTTACATATACTCGCTTGTAAAAGACATTTAAACGACCTCAAACGACAAAGGACGGAGGAGTTTCCGTATTACTACGATCCCGAAAAAGCTAAAGAGGTTATCGATTACGCCGAGACGTTAACAGTAGCCGAGGGCGATAGTCCTAAGCCGGTACAGTTAATAGACTCCCAGGCGTTCGATTTAGGTTGTACGTTTGGTTGGTTTAAAGTTTCCAACAATAAAAGACGATTCCGACGCCGTTATAAGTGTATGGCTCGACAGAATGGTAAAACGTTCGAGAATGGTATTATGGGTACATATATCGCCGGTTTCGGTGGATATATGTACGGTAAGCTCTTTACAGTAGCGACCAAGAAACGACAAGCTCGCCTCGCTTGGGAGGAAATGTCTAAGTTTATTAACATCGATCCGGACTTAGGCGAGTATTTTGACGTTAAAGATTATAAATCAGTTATCGAGGCGCTCGATACATTTTGTACGATCGAGGCTCTCTCGAAAGAGGCGGGACTTGACGACGGATTTAGATCGATCTTTTCGTCAATCGATGAATTACATCAGCATAAAGATAACAAGATCTACAAAGCTCTTTACAATGGTACCAGGGCGTTAGCTGAGACTCTCGTATCTATGATTACGACTCGAGGCGATAAGCTCAATAGTTTCTGTAAAGAAATGGACGATTATTGTATAAAGATCCTCCGCGGAGTTACGACCGCCGAGGATTTTTTTGTAGATATTTATTGTTTAGATCCTAACGATGATATTTGGGATCCTCGAAATTGGATAAAAGCTAATCCGTTTCTATGTTTGGATCCCGAGAAAATGGAAGTACTTAAGGCGGACGCTCAGACCGCTAAGGATATGGGCGGATCTGATCTTAGAGACTTCCTTACTAAGTCGCTTAATATGTGGGTAGAAAATACCGACGATCAGTTTATTAATACTGAGAAGTGGCAAAAATGCGCGTCCGATAGAACCTTAAAAGATTTTACCGGTCGTAAATGTTGGGTAGGCTTGGACTTATCCTCCGGAGGAGACTTAACTACGATCGCTCTCGAGTTTCCGGAGGAAAACGATAAGTATTACCTTTATTCACATTCTTTTATGCCGAGAGGACGACTCGAGGAACATATCGAGACAGACCTCGCGCCTTATGATTTGTGGGAGTCTATGGAGTTAATAACGGTTACCGGCGGATCCGGGGATTTTAAAAATGATTACAAGTATATAGTCTCCCACTTAAAGGCGCTAAAAGAGGAGTACGACCTCGAGTTTTTAGGGATCGGTATCGATCCACATAACGCCGACGGTATCTTATCAGATCTCGAGGCGTTCGGTTGCCCGGTTATCGTAGTAGTACAGTCGTGTAAATCACTTAACGACGCTACGGTAGATATACAGTTACTATGTAAGTCCGAAAACCTGGAATATAACCGAAATAACGAGTTATTGACTTGGAGTTTTGTTAACGCCTCTATCGTCCGGAATAGTTTCGACGAGATCAAAGTCGATAAAAAACCAGGTCAGAACTTTAAGAGAATCGATCCGGTGGACGCTTGTATAGACGCTCACGCGGTTATGCTTAAAGCTAAAAAGGCTCAACCGGTAGACGTACAATCCGAGTTAACGAGATATCTCGAGGCTATGGGTTGGAACAAATAACAAAGGAGGAAAACAAATGGAGAACGGATATATTTTTCCATTGGGAGGC